GAAGTGATTTCCGAACCATCGGAAACATCGGCCATAGCTGTGTAGCCGTCCAAAGATGCATATCTCATTGCGATGGTATCACTTCCCATTCCTGCAATGTCCCCAGCAAAAAGAAGGGCACCTGAGTTACGAATAGAAGCACCATCATAGAGAAGAGCACGTACTTCGTTTTCAATCATGAGGTCCATACGGATTCCAGCTGAATCCAACACACCATAAGTAATAGTAGACATTTTATTATCCTATAAAAAAATTGTTTTGGTTTGTGGGATGCGCTGTTACGGGTGCGACCCTACCACATTTCTTATTATACACAACTTATTCATAGCCTGTGTATAACTTGTGAATAACTTTTTCCACAAGTTATTCATAGCCTGTGTATAACCTGTGAATAACTTTTTCCACAAGTTATTCATAGCCTGTGAATAACCTGTGAATAACTCTTAAGAACCGCGCTTGAAGAATATATCCACGCAGTTTTCAAAGGCTTCCTTCTCTTGGAATCTGTCCCCACAAAATGAAATAATCGCCTTTTTATTTTCCACGTTGGAAATGTTATCGCAGGTTTGGCCGGATGTTTCACCCGTTGCGCTGTTGGTTTGGGTCACGCACATAAGGAACTTACATAGCCCATCCCCATTCTTTTCCACAAATTCGGGTTGGCATATTGGTTCCACCACATCCAACTTCCCCAGCTCCTTAGCCACTGGGTCAACAGGAACCACCACCACGGGTTCTTCCTTCTTTTCTGTGGCCTTGGTTATGCCAAATCCAACGGCACCTCCCACAACGAAGCACACCACCCCAATAATAAGTTCAATCATAAATCACCTATGAAAAAAGGGTGGAACATGTAAAACACACATGAACCACCCTTGGAGGAAAAAACAGTACTAGAGAGATACCGCTATTGTAACAGTGATTCCGGAAACACTGGTAACGGTTAGGGCACTCGTGGATGAATATACCACGTCAAGTTCCACCTTGTTTCCACTTGCATCCATTGCAGCAATTTGGACAAGTCGTTTGCCCAGGTTGTGGGTAATGGTGGCAGCTGTGTTGGCAGTCAATGTAACACTTGTTTCATATCGCAAATCTGCAAGTCTAAGGGAGAACTCACCATTATTTGAATCATAGTTGATAAGTTCATCACTTTGGGAACCCGCAGCAATGGCAGCACGAACACGAGCATCAGTGTAATAAAGGTTGGAACCCTCGGAAACATTGGATGTGGTAGCGTCCAAAGAGAACTCTCCGTACCCATCGTATGAAAGACCCGTTCCCGCTGTGAACTCTGCAGTAACATCAGAAATCAGAACCTTAAAGGCACCTGTGGAACTGTTGTATTGGAGGAGGTTTCCATCATCACCGGAAACAACTTCCGCGCTAACGGAACCACGGGCACGGGCTTGTGTGAAGTATTGGTTTGAAGAACCCTCGTCCACATCATCGGTATCACCTGTGAAGGAAATCACACCACTGGCAAATCCGATTCCATTGGCCCCAGAAAACTCAGCATATACATCCGAGCGAAGAACACCAAAAGCACCTGTGCTATTGTTATAGGTCATGAGTTGAACGTCACCAGCTCCCGCAGTTCCAACGGAAAGGGCAAGGCGTGAACGAGCATCTGTATAATAAAGGTTGGATGAACCTTCGGAAACATCATCTGTATCGGCATCCAATGTAATGGTAGCACCGGAAACACTAATCCCAGTTCCTGCCACAAGAGAAAGCCCAAAGACACCTGTGGAACTATTGTAGCTTATTCCAGTTCCTGCGGAAAGGGCAGCACGTGAACGAGCATCTGTGTAATACAGGTTGGATGCTCCCTCGTCCACATCATCGGTATCACCTGTGAAAGAGAATTGTCCACCTGAGAATGAAAGCCCAGTTCCTGCGGAAAAAGCCCCACGAACATTGGCAGTAGAAACCAACATGTCACCGCTTGCATTTGCATAGGTCAAAAGGTTTCCAGCCGCTGGGTCGGCTTGGATGGACTGGCGTGCACGCGCTTGGGTGAAGTATAGGTTGGAAGAACCTTCCACGATATCGTCCGAATCCGCATCCAATGCAAAGGTAATTTGGCCATTCGCTACGCTTGAAGAAAGACCCGTTCCCGCTGCCAAGTTTGCAGAAATTTGGGCTGTGGAACTGTTGACGCTAATCCCATCACCTGCCACCAATACGCTTCCAACTTCCGCAGCTGTTAGGGGTGACTCGATTTGGGTATAGTTCGCAGTTGAGGAACCATTGGCACCACTAACGATATAGGTTTCCGTTCCATCACTTGGGGCCGTAAGGATAAGAACATCACCTTCTTTCAAGTCGGCAGCTGTGGAACTCTCATTGGCTACAAAGTTTGCCAAACTGGTTTGGGTGTTATCCACGTGAACATCAGTTATCGCCAAGTTGCTGATAGCCAATTCACCATTGGTTACACTAAGCATGTTGGAAGAACTGTCAGCGATTCCAGAAATGAAAGAAAGGTCAGCAATGTCTTGCTTTCTGGTTAGGTCGGTATCGGCACTTGGGGCCGCGTCACATTTAACGGAACCTTTGAACGTTACCGTAGGGTTAAAAAATTGCATGGGTTTTTATCTCCAATGTTGTTGTTATGAAATGTAAACCGTTCCAGAAATAGGGGACACAAACGTTATTGTAAGGCTGTTGGTGAAAAATTGTATATCTCCCATTATCTGGTTCCCACTTGAGTCTACTATCGTAACCCGTGGTATGAAAGAGAAAGAATGAGATATAGATACACTATTTTGATTTGTAAATTGTGTGGTTATTTGGGTGGTTCCACCACCGGGGTTATATATGGGAATGGCCATGGTTCAATCCATTTCTATTCGAATATCAGGTAGACGTTTGCCGTTCCCGCTTGGGCTGCAATATAAATCTTTCTTTGTTGGGAAGTCTGTTGGGGGTTGTATTGGATAATGCTATCCACCGCTTGGGGAAGAGCGTTGGCACTTGGGGCAGCCCCATCCGTTCCGCTATATGAAAAAACAATCGCTTGGTTCTTTGGTGCCACTGTTACCAGCTTGCACCACTTGGGAATGGATATTTCTTCATTGTTGGTTCCAAGGCTTGCCACCTTGAAGTTTGCCCCACCATTTTCCCAATTAAGGGTTGTCAAATCTGTGGCCATGTTTATCTCCTACGTTTGTTAGTTGTTGAACGGTAATTCCGTTTGGGTAATTTTCGTTTCTTCTTGCCAACCATAGACAAGGCTATGGCAATCGACTGTTTTAAGGATTTCCCTTCTTTTCTTATCTTCTTGATTTTCTTCCCTAACTGGGATGATTTTTTTCCGTGTTTTGGCATTGGGTTTCCCTTTTCTGATATAAAAATCACCATTTATACAATAGGCAGTGAAGTTATTTACCTTCATAGTCTACCCTTTTGTCTCATGGCATAATAACGTTTTTTTACTTCCTGCCTGTTGGCCTTGAAGAACTCATAATCCCCACTGGCTTTTTTCATCATGTCCCCATTGGTGGCATGGTCCGCAGTCTGTTGGACACCTTGGTTACTTGTGGGACGTTGGGCAAGGGAAGCCAATTGGGCTTGGGTGGAAGCCGTGGCACCCATGGAAGCTTGGGCAGGTTGGGCAGGTTGGGAAGGTTGGGCAGGTTGGGAACCTTCCGCACCTGGGGAAGCGATTTCCCCAAGATATGGTTTTAACACCACTGGAATTTCCCCACCTTCTTTCATGCTACCTAACCACGTTGCCAAGGATACTTGGTCCTTTTTGGCTTTCCCTTCCATGGCCTTGGAAAACTGCCATTCAACCAAATCCCTTATTTCTGGGTCCGTTATCCCATGGTTGGCTATTGCGCTGTGGCGTTCATATCGTTGGTTTGATACTGCCAGTTCGTCCCGCAGCTGGGCAAGTTGGGAGGCCATGGCATCGGTATTTTTCACCTTGGATTCCATATCTGAGATTTGGGATTCCAAAAGGTTTGCCCTAGACTCGGCTTGTCTTTTTGCTTCCGTTACCTTGGATAGACGTTCCCTAACGATTCCGTCCACTTCCTCTTTCAAGATATATTCTTTTCCTTCATGGGTTATTGTTTTCATGGTTCTACACTCCTATTATGCAAATTCTATTTTCTGTTGACGAATGTTTCTAAGCTTTTGGATGGCTTCCTCTTCCGTGGTTATCTCGGGATACAATTGGAACATGGCATCTATTGGCCCCAATAAGTTCTTATCCATGAGAGCCACTATATTTTCCCGTTGGGCTTTCCGTTCCATCTCGGATAACTCTATAGATTCATAATTGATGATATACCCTTCCGTGGGATAGTTGGTGCCCAAAATGGCATTGGAAACCATGGCCCCTTTTTGGATGGCTTCCAAATCGGAATACCTCATGGTTTCTTCGTATTTTTGTTGGGCTTCCCGAATAGATTCCTTGGACATTGCGATGGAATAACCGCTTCTTGGGTCACTCGATACCTTTTGGACGCTCGCTGGGTCTATTCCCATTTGGGTTGCCAATCTACGTTCATATGTAACAATGGCCCCCAACATTACGCTAGGGTCACTCATTCCCGCGGCAAACTGTCCAATCAAAGGTTGGGTGGTGGAATCTGGGTCCGCAGTAAAGCAAAGAATGGAACTTGGGTCCGCGTTTATTGCCATTCTTTGGGAAGCCATCCCAATGTCCTGTGCTGATAATCCTGCCAGCTGCAAAGATGCTGTATAGCGTTGGGGAAACGAATTATCGAACATAAGGTGTTTAAGGAACGTGTAATAGGTGGCAGCCACCATGGAACCACTCACAACTTCCGATAACTCGTATGGGGAAAATAGCTTTCCTGTCATGTTGGCATGGTAGAACACCCAAGGCATAATTGGAACACCTTGGGAATCTCTATAGGGATAGTTAGCCCCACTCATGTTCCCACCCAAGAAAATCTCGGAAACATCTTCCCCCAGGTGCCCATCTTTTTCCACAAGATGAACCATATATTTGGGGTTGTTCTTATCGGTTATGTCGTAATGGTCAATCGTCCAAAACATATCCCCCGTGTTTTCATTTATTCGAAGCCTATATTCTCTCAACTCGGAACATTTGGTGGGGTCCCCTGTTGGTGCCTTTGCCCAAACCATATCAGGTGTGACGGGCCGAAACATGATTTGGTTGGAATCGGATATATCAACACGAACCAACATTTCCCTAAGGCCAATCATTTTCATTTGAACATTGGACATCATGCCAAAATACTGAGACTTATCCAACGTGCCATTGGGACCAATATATGGGAAAGCACTTGGGGCCAAATCACGTCTTATTCCCACGGTTGGCTTTCGAGAATACAGAACTGCCAAGGCTTCACACCCTTGTTTAAATACATTGGAACTTGTGTCCAAGCTACCCCAAATCTGCCGTCTATCAATCGCCACGGTATCCGTTAGGAAATCTTCCAAATCAGGTGCCCAATTACCTTCCAATAAACGCCTACGTCTAGCCGTGGTTTCTGTTCTGTCATTGGTTGCCTTATCTGGGAATGGTGGCTTTGGGGGTAATGTATACATGTTTCACCTATGCAAAAAGTTTTAATTGTTTTTGGTGTTCTGTTAGTCTCTTTTGGGCAGCTAAGAAATATTCGTTATCCAGCTCATATCCAACAAAATCATAGCCCATATCATGAGCAGCTATAGCGGAAGAACCACTTCCCAAATGGGTGTCCAATATCTTCCACCCCTTTTTAGAAAATTTATCCAATAGTATTTTATATAAAGAACTTGGTTTTTGGCAAGGGTGGATAATATGTTCATTTCTGTTTATGTTTTGCCAAATTAAATCAATATATTCTACTTTTTGAAACATAGAACAATACGCTATTTCACATTTTGAAAAATTTGGCACTTTCACATGTTTATACCAAATAATCCTTCCACCTTGAAGATTTGGATAATAATTACATCCCCAAATAATTTGGTTTTTGGATACTCTTTTAAGCTCTTCAAAATAATTTTTTGTTGGAATAAATTTATTCCATGAAAGGATTTTTTTGTTGTTAATGTCTTTATTTCTTTTTCCACTTGCAAAATCCCCAATTCCATAAGGTGGGTCCACTATTGCCAAATCGAATTCGTTATCCTTCATTTTGGACATAGCTTCCATGCAATCTTGATTATATAGCTGTATCATTTATTTTCTCGATATAGGTATTTTGGAAAACTTGGGGGCTGAATACTTGGAATCCAGTATGGGAACCGTAGCATATCTAAGGGCATCTATCGCGTGTTTCCACTCGGAAAGCCTATCCATGGCACCACTTTTTTTAAGGGTCCACGAACTGAGGGAACGGATAACCCGTTTGCACTTGGGATGAACTTGGAATCTTCCTTGCACCTGGGCTTCATGGATAAGCTGGCATCCGTAATATACGGACCATCTGGGTTTATGTGCTGTGTTGATACGGAAGGGGCATAACCCTTGGGGATAATCCAACACATGTTCCAAGGCGGAACGTAATAAGCTATTGGACATCCTCCCACCATGTTTTCCACCACCATGGGGTCTATCACCCGTCCACCTATCAATCTGCAAAGGCTCCAAACCATTCCTTCTTATCATGGCAATAATAGCGCGCGCGTGCCTTCTTGCCGTGCCTTCTTGCTTTTCCCCACCCGCTGCAAAGTATTCATCCAATACATAAATGCTTCTATCATCTTTTGATATGGCAACCAAGATGGCACACTGAGCATTTGGATGGTGTCCATGGTCTATGCCAATGGAAAACCAGTATTCACCCGTTGGGCAGGGTGCATCGGATATATGGTTTTCCCCAAAATGTTCAAAGATACGACCATCCAATGGGACACCCACGTCCCAACTTCCTTCCAAACGTGCTGCCCTATCTATGGAAAGGTACGTATCAGCAATCCGGTCTATATCGGCCTGCTGTAAGAGGGGTTCCAATAATGTTCCGTCCAAATCCATGGGGGTGGTATTTTCCACGGTTAGGGCCGCGTGAATGTCCCGTACTCTTGGGGGTTTGGTTTCCGTTAGACGTTTAAGCCACGTCAAATCCCCACCACCAATTGGAGTCATGGTTATCAGCATCCGCCCACGTTTCCTTAATAGTCGAGCTGCCAATTCTCCGAACAAACTTTGGGGGCACGGTTCATCCACCCAACAAAAATCAATCGTACCGGATGCCGCGCCAAGGGTTCCTTGGTTTGCTGTTTTAAAGTACAACATAGAACCATTCTTCAATTTGAACCAAGGGTTCTTGGCACGATACCCCCTACCTTCTTGGAAGTCTGGGGAATCATCTGCATACTCATTCTTTCCTATCAGGGAATGAATCTTTTGTTGGATAATCTTGCTTTGCTCCCAACTATGCACAATGGCCCAAACGGTTATGGGTGGCTTTATGTGGGATAAGTCTTTGTATGGGCTATGCCCTTTCATCATATATAAACATTCCGCAGCCCCTACATAAGTTTTTCCCAGCTGGTTTCCAGCTCGAAAAAGAACTATGGGTTCCGTTGCTTCCAATACCTGCCTTTGGGGTATACTCGGACGGAACCAATCCAAGGGTGCATTATCCGCAATCTCTTTCAGTTCATTGGCTGCCTTGGCTGCTTTCAATAAATCAATCATGATGATTTAAACCGAACGATATTGGTGGGGTCCGCTTGTAGTTCGTCCATGACTTGCTTCTTTAGCAATGGGGGAAGCCCTTGAATAGCGTCCACAATCTGGGCTGTTAGCTCTTCCGGATTCGTGCCCATGTTTTCCTTTTGGGCTTCCACAAATGTTCGCAGCTCCTCATGTAATGAAAGGTGTAACTTGTGAAGGGAACCCAAGGTGTGGATAACTTTCTCATCACGTGCGAATTGGATATCGGCTTCAATCTCCAATAGCTTTCCAATCCGGAAATCAATAGGGTCCAAGTTATAGGGCTTCTTTCCGCTATGGACCTTTTGGCGTTCACGGCTTTGTTGTAACTTCTTTTCATGGATAGGCTTTTCACGTGCTCGCTTTAATGTGTAGCTAACATTGGGAATGGAACAACCCATCTCTTGGGCTATCTCTCTTTGCTTCCATCCTTCTTTGTGCAACTCGACAATCCTTTCCCTTTGGGCTTGGGTTAGCTTCTTTTGGGTGGACTTCTTTTTGGGCTTTTTGTCTGTTGGCATGGTCTGTATTAACCTTTGGAAACAATAGAGAGAGAGAAAATATGGTGGTCATAGCCAG